ATATTCGATAAAATAGATTTATCAATACGACATCAAACAAAACAAAACAGAGTTATATTAATTTTAAATCCTGCAACAAAGGAACATTTTATTTACAATCGCTTTTTTGAAAGTAAAGGAGTTGAAGCTGGTAGTAATACAATTATAGAAGATACAACTTACATACATACAACTTACTTAGATAACAAAGAAAACCTATCAAGTAGTTTCTTAAATCAAATAGAAAAAATAAAAGAAACAAACTCCCAAAAATACAAGCACGTTATATTAGGGGGTTGGTTGGATAAAGCAGAAGGAGTTGTATTTACAAATTGGAAGTTTGGAGAATTTAATCCTGATAATTTACAAACATCTTTCGGTCAGGATTTTGGTTATTCAGTTGACCCCACAACTTTAACAGAAGTTGCAATCGATAAAAAGAATAAAAAGATTTATGTAAAAGAATGTTATTATAAAACACAATTAACCACAAGTGAAATTTATACTTTAAATAATCAGTTTGCTAATAGAAAACTTATTATAGGAGATAATGCAGAGGGTAGATTAATAGATGAATTAAGAGCAAAAGGCAATAATATTGTAAGATGCGACAAACCACCAATTGAGTTTGGTGTTTCGTTAATGCAAGACTTTGAAATAATAGTTGAAACTAACAGTCAAAACATAGCAAAGGAATTTAATAATTATGTTTACTTAGACAAAGGCAGTAAGTTATATTTAGATAAATACAACCACGCAATAGATGGAATACGGTACAATGTAATTTATCATTTAGGGCGGTCCTTTGGAATTACAATTCGTTGAGAGTAACAAATTGACCTTTTTTTAGTTATATAGTTATGAAGATAACACTACCAGAAAGCAGTGCGGATATTACATTATTGCAATATCAAAAGTATTACGAATTATTACAGCGTGATTTAGATATTTATCAATTTAACCAGCGTAAAATTCAAATCTTTACAGGAATTAAACCAAATGAGTTTAAAGCTATAAAGCAAAAGGATTTAGAAGATATGTTAATCCAAATCGATAAAGGATTAGAAACACCCGCACAGTTTGTAAATACATTTTTTATTGATGATGTAGAGTTTGGTTTTATTCCTAATTTAGATAAGATAACTGGAGCAGAATATTTTGATTTGAGTAAATACGGAACAGAGGTTGAAACGCTGAACAATCTAATGGCGGTGTTATTTAGACCGATTAAAAATAAGGATGTTTTTAAAAACTATTCAATCGTTGATTATTTAGGAACTGCTGAATGGGCGGATTTAATGAAACTAACTCCAATGAATGTCGTAAACGGTGCTTTGTTTTTTTTTCTCAATTTGTCAACAGAATTAGTGAACTATACCAGGAAATATATGCAGGTGGAACAAGTGAGGGAAGAGTTGCAAGTAACTACTTTGAAAAGTGGGGATGGTATGCAACCATTGATGAATTAGCAAAGGGCAATTTATTAAAGTACCAAAAAGTATTAAAATTAAACGTTCACGAAATACATTTATATCTATCGCATAAGATAGACAAACAAAAATTAAAAGCAGAATTGATGCGGCCTAAAAACGAAATACAGTTATGAACCAATACACGCAATTATTATATTATATAAAGTATTTAGCTGTATCGGATGCTTTAGTAAATACAGTTACTAAGGGCGATTTTGATTTGTTGGATTTAGACAAAGCTAATATATTTCCTTTGGTGCATATCAATATTATAAGTGCAGGATTTACCAACGGACAAACTTTAAAATTTAGTTTGCAGATAGGATGCTTTGATATTCGGGATATAAATAAAGAAGTTAGAACTGATAAATATTGGGAGCAAGATAACGAGGTTGACAACCACAATGAAACTTTAGCTATACTAAATAGAATGTGGTTAAAGATGTACACCGATTTTGAATTAAACAATATAACAGCAAGTGAAAATCCTACTTTAGATATTCAAAGTTTTGTAAGGTCAAATACTTTGGATGGTTGGATTTTGAACTTTGATGTTGAAATGCCTAACGTAACGATTTCCCTTTGTGAACCAGATTAAAACAAAACAGTATTTAGATAGCTTTGGAAAGTTTATAGTCCAACAGTCTAAAAGCAATCTTTCTAAAAAGAAAAAGAAAGATACTGAAAATTTATATAATAGCATTGATTACAAATTAATCGTTTCTAAAAATAGTTTTCAGCTTTCTTTTACTATGGCTAATTATGGCGAGTTTGTAGATAAAGGTGTAAAGGGGGTTGGAGGTGTAAAAGCGGATGGCAGTAATTGGAAAATGAAAACAGTTACAAACAGTCCGTTTAGTTATAAGACAAAGAAGCCACCAACAAAAGCGTTAGATGGGTGGGTTTTAAGAAAGGGATTTGTAGGGCGTAATGCTAAAGGACAAATGCAAAGTAGATCGGCTGTAAAGTTTGCAATCGCTACAAGTATTTTTCACACAGGATTAGAAACTACAAACTTTTTTTCAAAACCGTTTGAATTAGCTTATGCAAAGTTACCTGATGAGTTAATAGAGGTTTACAATTTAGAATTAGATGATTTACTAAAATATACTTTAAAATGATAAAAACATTATCGCCTTATAATTTAACTATTCCATTTATTGCTCCGATAAGTGGTTTGGTTTGCACATCTTACACTTTAGAATTGTTTGTTTGGAATGGTTATAAAACAATAGCACCATCTAACCCTACTTGGTTAATGACAAAAACAAATCCAACTGCATCAAGTGAAAGTGATAAAGTAGATATTGCAAGAATTATATCCGACTTTATAAAGTTTACTCCTAACGATACAACTACAACAGAATTAATAAATGGCGATAATCAATATTGGGTTAAATATCAAATCTATTATGAAACGGCTGACATAGATGATTTTGTGCCTAACTATGTAACTACTCAATTAATGTTAAAAGGTTATGGATATGGAATGGAGGGAGAAAACGCACAGCCACCAACAAACAAAATATTATTAACAGGAACAGATTTTAAAGTAAATAGAAGTGGTTATTTTGTGTTTCCTTTTTTAATTGAAGAAGCTACTCCTATTCCTACACACTTTGCAACTATTACAAATGTTGCTTCTGGATGTGTGACATTTACTCTTAACATACCTTACAATCAAACATCTATAATAGTTCAAAGAAGTACAAATAGCGGAGTAACTTGGACAAGTTCAACAGGAAGTATTACAAGCCCTAGATGTGGTTTTACTACAAGCGCAGGAAATCGGTTTAGGTTGAAATCCGTAGGAGATAATATTTTTTATTCAAACATTTTTATAGTATGATAACAGTACTTTCATATCCAGATAATCAAATAGATTATTCTATAACTCCAGATGATTCTTTGCTATCTAATGAGATGGTACAAAACTTATGGGTAGATGTTTCGGAAGCTACAACAGATACATACATTGAAATTGTTTTTAATGGCGTTACAACAACTTTATTAATTACAGATGAGTGTAGATATACTCCGATAGATATTGCCTTTCAAAATAAAGAGGGTGCTTTGCAAATATTTACTTTTTTCAAAGCAAAAAGCGAAAGTATGTCAACTACAAATGAGGATTTTGAAACCGACAGAGGTCAACCCTTAGGTGGAAATCATCAATACGTTAAATATAATGTACAGGGTAAAAGTAAATTTAAAGTGAATAGCGGTTTTGTAGATGAAGCGATGAATGAAACCTTTAGACAAATGTTATTGAGTGAACGAGTTTGGATGTACGAAAATGAAGTTTTTACACCATTAAATATTGCAAGTAAATCTATTGAATATAAAACAAGACAAAAAGATAGATTAATTAATTATGAGATTGAGTTTGAATATGCCTTTAACGAGATTAACAATATATGATAATTGATGTTTACATAGGGAATAAAAAGTTAGACATCTTCAAAGACGAGGGGATAAATCTAAACAGTTCTGTGGCTAATGTTAATGATGTTAGCAGGAACTTTACTGAATATACTCAAAACTTTACAGTACCAGCTAATGATGTAAACAATCCTATATTCAAACATTATTATAATTCTAATATAGACAATACTTTTGATGCACGTACTAAGGTAGATGGGCGCATAGAGTTAGGTGGTGTTCCTTTTAAATTTGGTAAATGGAAATTGTTAAAGGTAAACGTTAAGCAAAATAAACCATCAAGTTATACTATAAATTTTACAGGAAATTTATTTAGTTTAAAAGAGAAGTTTAAAGATGATGAATTGAGCAGTTTAAACTTGTCAGCTTTTGATCATGTTTATAATTCTACAAACGTTCAAAATGGCTTAATAAGTTCTTTGTTTAGTGGGAATTTAATTTACAATCTATTTTCAAAAAAACAATATTACTATAATAATAATTCTAGCGATAATACAAATACAAATAAAATAGCTAACATAGCTTGGGGTGGAGGTGCTAATGTTGGAGTGCGTTGGAACGATTTAAAACCATCATTAAAACTTATAAAAATTATTGAAGCTATTGAAGCAAAGTACAACATTACTTTTACTCGTGATTTTTTTGGAAGAGCAGAATTTACAGATTTATTCATTTGGTTGAATGCGAGTTCTGATATATTAGGCAGACCAACAGAAAAGTTAATAAATTGGGATATGAATTACGCAGCTGATTTTGGTCTGAATAGCGCAACAAACACTTGGACTAACGTACAAACACCAACTTCATTATTTAGATATAGAATTTATATTGAGCCAACAGTTTCAAATATTCCTTATAGTGTTATTGTAAAAAATTTTGGTGTTCCTGTTGCTGAATTTACTTGTAATGGTGGAAATTTTACATCTGACTTAACTTTTGTTCCAGTAGTCAATGGTGCTAATACACCTTTTGAATATACTTTTTATGTTTCAAGTAATAGTACAATAAGTTATGAAGCTGCTGTATTTTTGCAATACTTTACATCTAGTCCAAATTTTAGATGGGCTTATTCTTCTGTTAATACATTAACAGATACTTTTAACGTTTCAGCAAACTTGCCAAAAATAAAAGTAATAGAATTTATGAAAGGTTTATTTAATATGTTTAAATTGGTAGTAATTGCGGATGAAAATAATGACATTTATATTAATACTTTGGTAGATTATTATTCAGCTGGAAAACTTAATGATTTAACCGAATTTACTGATTTTAGCAGTTACGATGTTGAACGCGGAAATATCTTAAACGAAATTAAATTTAAGTTTCAAGAGCCAACAACTATACTTAACTCACAATTTACTTTAAACACAGGGATACCTTATGGGGATTTGCAAACAACTTTAGAAGATATAGATGGGAACATATTAGATGGGGAAAGTTTAAGTATTGAATTGCCTTTTGAGCAAATAATTTATGAAAGATTGCCAGATATAAATGATAACATATTAACGAATGTAATGTATGGAGGAATATTTGATGCTCAAATAGAACCTACAAATCCAAAAGCACATTTATTTTATAATAGAAATGAACAGATAGGTAGCAAGTCTATTGCATTTATTAATAGTTCAAACACAAAAGTAAGATTAAACACTTATATAAATGTGCCATCTCATACTCAAGGAATTGTAAATCCTTTATATTCTACGGTTTTTGGTAAAGAGTTTAACGAGTGGGATGGCACGTTGATTGAAAATACACTTTACTCTAATTATTGGGATGATTATATTAACTCTATTTTTAATATTAAACGTAGAAATTTTAAAATTAATTGTAAAAATATTCCAGAGCGAATACTTACTAAATTGCAATTAAATGATGTTATAAAAATAAAAAATAATT